AACTTCGGCGCGGCATCGCCCGACCCCAAGTTTGCGAACATGCGCGCCTACATCTACTTCAACGCCCGACGGATGGTGATGGACGAGGGCTTCTACATCGGCGACACCGACGTGGAGGACGAACTCGTCCCGCAGACCTACTTCATGAACCCGCGCTGGCAAATCCAGCTCGTGCCGAAGAAGTACATCAAGACCGTCATCGGCAAGTCCCCCGACCAGGCCGACGCCATGTGCCTCGCCTGCTATCGCGGCGACCCGCAACCTTTACAAACCGAATCCGAGGACGTTATCGTCCCGGCATCCTCAAGGAGCTACTAATGGCAACCGAACAAGAAGAAATCATCGAAGAAACGGCGGCGGCGTTCCAGCCGCAAGAAGTGAACCCGGACGCGCAGCTCCCGGACGCCGAGGAGGAGAAGCGCATCATCGACGAGATGGTCGAACTCGCGGAGAAGTCCACCGACTTCTTCGGCGTTGAGAACGAGCGCAAGCGCGACGACGCGCGCGTCTATGCCGACGTGGTCGTGTTCAACGATACCGACACGAAGGCCATGACGAAGAACCGCGCCCTCGCGAGCGTGAACCCCCTCCCGCTCTACGTCAACGCCGCGAAGAACCTTTTCCTCACGAATCCCTTCGTCTCCCAGGTCGAAGGCAAGAACGGCGACACGTTCCGCGACTTCCTCGACCAGCAGCTCGTGGAAATCTTCGCGAACTCCGACGCGAATGTGTCCGTTTTCTCCGAGGGCTTGCAGGACATTCTCGAGGAGGGCGGCGGCTTCATGTACTTGACGACCGAAGAAGGCCGCATCGAGATTAACCTTGCCTACGAGCCGAGCTCGTGCATCTACGACCCGAACTCCCGCAAGCTGGACGGCAGCGACGCCGACTTCTTCGGCATCGTCGAGCAGCTACCGTACGAACGCGTCAAGGAGATGGCCGAGGCCAACGGCGTCACCATCCCGAGCAAGGACAGAATACAGCAGACGAAAACGTGGAGCTTCGCGAACTACAACGGGAGCCTCGGCGGCATCAACCTCGTCCACTTCTACAAGCGCGACTCCGAGGGCGTGTGGTTCATCCAGGTGGTCGGCGACAAGGTCATCAAGCGCGTCCTTTTCCGCGGTCTCTCGTGCCTGCCGGTGGTCCCGATTTACGGCCAGCGCTTCAAGGACGACCGCAAGAAGTTCTACAAGGGCGTGGTACGCGACACCAAGCACCTCTGCAAGATCGTGAACGGCTGCTACGTTTCGCTGTGGGAACGCGTGAGCGTGCCGAGCGTGCCTTACACCTCCGTGTCGATGGACTCCATCGAGAACGTGGACGCCGACTACAACAACGACCTCGCGCGATACAAGCGTTACAAGGAATACGTCAAGAAGGGCGAACAATGGGTGCACCTCGCGGAGCCGAAGCGCGTGGACCCGGTCGTGATGACCGCCGACCTTATCCCCGTCATCAACGACTCCCTCCGTAAGATTTCGCTCATGATCGGAATCCCGGAAGAAGGGCTCGGTTTTTCCGCAGCCTCCGACGCGGTGCAGAAAACCGCCGCCGAGATTCTCACGCGCTCCTCCGCGCTCGTCACCAACGTGTCGCACTACTACCGCCATTTGCAGCGCTCCATCCAGCACGTTGCCGAGGTCATCGTAGAGATGCTCTGCATCTACAACGGCATGCCGAACGAATACCACGTCAAGCTGCTTAAAGGCCCGGAGGACGCCATCAAGCGCGAACAGCGCCGCCAGCAGATTCTCGCGTTCCAGACGCTCGCCCCTGAAGCGGTGAAGCCGTTGCTCCTTGCCGAGGCCATCCGCACGGGCGACTTCGAGAACGCCGATGCCATCGCGAACGCGGTGCTCCTCACCCTTCCGCTGGAACTGAAGAACGCACTCAACGTGGGCGGCGGCGTGGACGTCGCGGCGCTCTCGGCCCAGGTCGGAGCGCTCACGCAGCAGGCGCAGCAGCAGGCGCAACAGATTGAGGAATACCGCCGGACCATCGACGCGGACATCATCGCGGGACAGAACCAGCTCGTGATGGCGCGCATGAACAACGAGGCGGCGCTCCGATCCAAGCTCGTGGAGCTTGAAGCGAAGGCGGCGGAGAACGAGAAGGACCGCCAGCTCGAACTCCTCAAGATGGAGGGCGACGCGCGCGCGAAGGCCGAGGAGCTGTTCATCAAGAGCCGCGAGGCGGAGCAGAAGTTCATCGAGAGCACGCGGAAATCCGTCCAGGAAGCCGAGCGCCTCCGCATCGATGCCGAGAAGGCACGTGCGGAAATCGTCGGCAAGCTCGGCGCGGTGGTTAAAAATACATATACCGACAACCTAACACCGCAGACGGAACTATAAAAAATGTCAATATTTGTCAACCAAATATGACAAAAAGTGACAACGGGCGTTTGCATCCGTTGTCACTTTTGATTATTTTTATAAAAAACGAGGTGAGACTATGGCATTACCCAGCCAGGAACTTTTGGAAAAGTACCGCGCCGAAGAAAAAAAGGCGGACACGGAAGCACCCGCTAATTCCGAACAAACTAAAGCGGAGACGACCGAAACCAAGACGACCGAAACGCCGACGGGCGCGCAGGGCGGCGAAGGTGACGGAGCAGCCACTACACCCACGGAAACGACACCCTCCGCCAGCGCAGGCGAGGACGCGGGAACACCCGCGAAGGGCGACGACAGATGGGAACACGCTCAATCGCAGTGGAAGAAAAGGCTCGACAGACAAGAGAGAGCCCACCGGAAACAAATCGCAGGACTCGAGGCCACGATCGCGGAACTGAAGAAGCAGGTCGAAGGCAACAAGCCGAAGCTCCAGCGCGAGGACTTTCCGACGGTTGAAGCGTACGAGAGTTACAAGAACGAGGAACAGAAGAAGCAGCTCCTCGCCGAACTTGACAAGAGAAACGCCGACCTCGAAGCCGCGCAGAAGCAGCAGGCCGAAGCTCAGCAGAAGATGAAGGCCACCTTCAAGACCCCGGAAGCCCAGAAGGATTTCCAGGACACGATGGCGGACTTCATCGACGACAACAGCGAATGGCTCGAAACCGAGGAAGGGCAACTCTATCAGGAAATCATCGACCAGTCCCCCGTCGGGCTCGTCATGGCGATGGCCATCGCGAAGAACGAAGTGGTGCAGGAGCAGATGAAGAAGTGGTCGAAGGACTTGCTTTACCAGAAGCTCATGTCGTTCGAAGTAACCCTCATGAACAAGGCCAAGGAGGCTAAAGCCGCCGCCGCGGCCAAGCAGACAACGCCCGCGCAACCCGCCGAGAAGCAGCCCTCCACGAGCGGCATCCCCTCGACCGGGAGCGTGGGAAAGACACAGGCGCCGCAGACGTTCTCCGCGAAGGATTGGCTCCGCAAGAATCGCCCCGAGCGCTATCCACGCTAACCAAATGAGGTTTTACAATGGCTAACTCCATTATCACCGTGCCCGGCCTTGAAATCTTCACCGCCGAAATCGAAGAATCCTGCCCCATCATCGAAGATACCCGCAGCACCCAGGAAGGCCTGAAGGGCCGCCAGGGCGGCAAGCTCAAGGTCGCTATTCCCGACCCGGGCAAGACCTTCGTGAAGAAGGGCGGCGTCCCCACAATCGGCTCGGGCGCTGACATCGAAAACACCGACGTGAAGGAATTCTACCGCGAATTCACCGTCGCCGTCGCCACCAACGCTGCCACCATCGACAGCCTCTCCCGCGTTACCGACATCGACAGCTTCGAACGCGAAGTCGCGAACCCGCGCTCCGCCGAACTCGGCGCAGGCATCCAGGAAGCCATCATCGGCGAATCCGGCCTCTACTCCGACTCCGCCTTCGTGGCCGACGGAACGAGCGCCAGCTTCGACGGTTTCGGCCTCCTCTCCGAAATGGCCGGCTCCCTTTCCGACTCCCGCTGCGCCGGTGAACTCGTCGGCTACATGAGCGGCAAGATTAAGTCCAAGATTGCCCGCGGTGGCCTCAAGGACTTCAACGAGAACGCCATCGCAGGCGACCTCTACCGCAAGGCCAAGATTGGCGAATGGGACAACGTCATGTGGAAGAACACCCCGATGCCGGTCATCACCACCGGCGCGGCCCCTGCCTCCACCACCGTGAGCGCCCAGCCGAGCGAAGGCTCCGACACCATCGTGCTCGCCTCCGCCAACATCACGACCGCCACGGTCATCAAGGCCGGCACGGTGTTCACCGTCGCCAACGTCTCGAAGTGCGACGTGCTCGGTCACGTCATGGCCGAGGACAAGGCCTTCGTGGTCCAGGAAAACGCCACGGGCGGTTCCGGCACGATTTCCTTGAAGGTTGGCGAAATGAACGCCACCGGCGCACACCGCAACGTGTCCGCCCTCCCGGCTGCTTCTGCCGTCGTGACTTGGAAGACCGCCGCCAACAAGCAGTACGCCCTCGTGTGGGCCTTCCAGAAGGGCAACGTGGAACTCTCCCCCGTCAAGCTCGACGACTCGGGCCTGGAAGAAGTTTCCGCCAAGTCCCCGAGCGGAAAGCTCGTCATGAGCGCCATCGTCCACGGCGATGTGAACCGCAACGGCACTTACCGCTTCGACATCGGCTTCCTCGCCGGTGCAGTGGACAGCCGCCGCGTGGCCCTCGGCCTCGTCCAGCTCAACTAATACTTCCTCCTAACTCCTGCCCGGTTCCCTAGCCTACCGGGCGGGAGGTCTTTTATCCTCCTTGTTGTTTTGACGACAACTTCAAGCTAGAGCCCCACGGATTTCACCACCTCGAAACCCATGCGGACTCTAGCTTTTTTTTAAAGGTTTTAAAATGCTCGTACGTGAACTTATCCAGGACATCCTCGACGAAATCGGCCAGCTCGTAGGCGGCAATCCGGCCACCGACAGCGACGCCGCGAAGTGCCGCCGCTTGATTAACAAGTGCGTTCGCGAATACAACGTGCATGGCTTCCTGCACTTCACGAAGTCCCGCGTCCCGCTCGGCAAGGGGAAGGTGTTCATGTTCGAGGACAAGGTCCCCCTCACCGTGAACAATGTCTACTACAAGGTGGGCGTGGAATGGTACTCCCTCGACCCGGTGCGCCCCGAGACGCTCCCCGCATACGAGGGCGTTGGGACAATCCCGTACAAGTTCTGCTACAAGAAATATTTCGAGGGGAACGACCTCAAGGGCCGCGTCACCCTCGACCGCACCAGCGGCTACGACATCGAGGCCGTGGTGACGTACGACATGGAGCCGTTCAACGACAACGACGTGCTCACCCTACCGCCCGAATTTATAAACCTTCTCACCGCCGACGTACAGTACCGCTGGGTGTCAAACCTTGCGATAAACGACACGCTCAAGCGCGACAAGAAGGACGAGGTGGACCGCCTGCTCGAATTCGTGAAGGGTATCGAGACGAAGGCGCTCGACGTTCCGAAGCGCTACCCCAACATGGACGACAAGTTCTACAACGGGGTCGGGAGGCTCTAATGGCCGCGCGCACGATCCAAATTAACAGCTTCTGCGGCGGCTCGTCGAAATTGGCGGACTCGGAATTCCTCGGCATGGAGGAATCCCTCAACATGTACCCGGAGACCGTCACCGCGACGGACTCATACACGACGAAAGTGCTGAAATCGGTGGAAGGCTTCAACAAGGGGCCGACATTCGAGAGCAACGAGAAGTACCTCGGCATGGGCGTAGTTAATTCTAACCCGTGGAGCTCCCCGGCCATCAAGGAATCCTTTCTAGTCGTTACCCGCACGGGCGCCTCGAACGATTGCAAGGTGTGGAACATCTACGGCGGTACGAAGGCCCAGGTGGGCTCGCTCTCGTCCGGCTCTGGCGAACGCGCTATCGTCGAGGAATTCTCGAACGGCGTGGTGGTTTTCACGCTCGGCGGGTCCATGTACTCCGCCGACCCGACAAGCACAACCTCCCCAGCCCCGACATGCTATCCTATTGTCTTGCCGGACGCGTTCGACCACGCGGGCAAGGTCAAGCCGACCCAGCTCGCGCAGCTCAATTTCCGCCTAATCGTCAACGACGAGGACAGCGACTACATCTATTGGAGCGAAATCAACCGCCCGCGCAGCGCCCTCGACATTCACCCCTTCGAGCAGAGCCTCACGCAGTACGCGTACACCAAGACGGACGGGACGGTCGTCACCTTCTCGGACAACGTGTTCTACGCACCGAGCGCCGGCACGTACGACCCGAACACGCTCACCACGCAGACGGTCTACACGTCCGCACTCAACTCGATGAAGATGGACCTGAAGGCGGACAAGGTGGTCGCCTTGAGGGCGACGGACACTTCGCTTTTCGTATTCGGGAACAACTCGCTCCAGGTGCTCCGCTGGCAGAATTCCACGAGCGCGCCGTTCGCCATCGTGGCGAAGTCCTCCCTCGCGGGTGTCGCTTTTGCCGACGCCGTGGCGGTGGTCGGAAACGAGTGTTTCTTTGTCGGCAAGGGGCCGCAGGGTATGCTCGGCGTGTTCGCGGTGGACGAGAACTGCAACATCCGCAAGGTGAGCACGAACGCAGTGGACCAGAGGCTCGCGAAATATGCCGCAATCACGCACGGATTCAAGGACATCCGCACCTTCACGTACACCTACAAGGGCCACCAGTTCTTCGTATTCACCGCCGTGGAATACTACGACGAATTCGAGGGTACGATGGCCTACGACGTGGGCGAGGACGTGTGGACGGACCGAGCCTCTTTCGACGAGAACGGCGACAAGTTCGCATGGTGCGCGGTGGACGCCCACCACATAGAAGGGCGCCCGACTTTCGTCACGAAAACACGCGGCGGCAAGTACCGCCTCGCGGAATTTGTTCCGAACAGCTCCACCGACCACTGGCTCGAGGAGACCTCGGACGACATGAACTACTACATCGTGAAGGAACGCACCACGGGCATCAAGTACGACGGCGTGAACGACATCGTCGTGACATCCTTGGAGCTCGTGATGAACGCAGGGGCGACCATGCAGACGGACCCGTCGAAGCAGGGCTACAACCCGCGAGTCATGCTCCAGGTGAGCAACGATGGCGGGAGGACATGGAGCAACGAATTGTGGGCCTACGCCGGGAAGGTTGGGCAGTATTCGTGGCGTGTCCGCTGGAACGGCCTCGGAAGGGGCGCGAGGTTCGCCTTCCGGGTGCGAATGACGGACCCGGTGACATTCGAAATTGCAACGGCATATTTGAGCTATCTACCTTGCGGGAATAGGGTGTAAGAATGGATTCGCAGGTTTTGAGATTTGCCGACCTCGGCGACGGAGTGGTAGACACTAAAACGTATCTTCCGTTCATCGCCGTAAAGAATGGGCAGAACGTGCGGATGTTCACGGACGGGTTCATCGACTTTTCCGTCGTTCCCGTGCTGAAGTTCCCGGACTCGCGCTTCAATTTCGCGGTCAAGTTCTACGAGCAGGAATCGGGCGAGATTGTGAGCGCCTACCCCTCGCGCGCGTTGATCGTCGAGGCGGGGCGGACTGAAATGGAAATAAACGAAACGGCCATCGCGTATGCCGAGGCCGAACTCTTGACAAAGGAGAACCAGTAATGGCAAACGCTTTGGAAAAATACCGCGCGAACGGACAGCCGGCGAAGCTGCCCACAACCGACGTGCAGCGCTCTTGGTACGACCCCTTCGTGGGTGCTGCCAAATGGGCGTGGGAACACAGCCCCGGCTACGTCAATACCGAATTTGTGGACGAACTCACGACGGGCTCCGGCTCCGGCCTCGGCGCGGACATCGCGGGCTACATCACGGACCCGTTCACGAACCAGGACGAGGTCGATGCCGCCTACGCCAACGCGCAGAAAACGCTCGCGGACCAGCAGGCCGCCGCACGCGAAGGCTACAATCAGGCATCGGAAGCCATCGGCGAAACGCGAGGCGAGATTGCCGACCTCATCGGCCCCGAGACGATGGCGATGTACAAGCACAACCTCCTTTTCCTCAACCCGGAAAACTACACCGCAGACACCTCGCCCATCGCGGGCTTCAATTTCGACCGTGACGTGTCTAAATACATGGACCCGAACGCGGAATACGTGATAAACCAGAGCGTAGAAGCCGCGAAGCAGGCCATGAGCGAGCAGGGCGGGATGACGGGCGGTGCCGCCGCTCGCGCGCTCCAGGCGGAAGCCTCCGCGAAGGCCTCCGAGCTCTACGGAGACGCGTTCGACCGCATGATGAAGGCCACCGAGCAGGAATACGGCAAGGCACGCGACACCGTGAGCGCGGAACAGACTAACGCGCAGAACAAGTTCGGCGTCAAGAAGTACCAGACGGAAGGCCTCGGCAACCTCGCGGGCTCCTACGTGGGCAACTTGCAGGGACTCACCGATGACCAGGTGCAGCTCCTCCTGGCGCAGATGGCGACAGATTCGAGCTACGCATCCTCCCTCGCCCAGCTCGCCATGGACAAGGCAAGCCAGCCCACGTGGCTGCAGCAGCTTCTCGGGCTCGGCGGTAGCGCCGCGCAGATTTATTCCGGATTCAAGTCGTAAGGGGGTGAAAAATGGCTCTCAACTTTACACCACTTTCCGCATACAAGTTCGACGTGCTGGACGGAATCAGGCAGCGCGCCGAGAACCAGCGCCGCATGGGCGAAGGCCTCGGGGCCATCCTCGGCGCCGCGAAGGGCGCATACGACGCCCAAAAGACGCGGGATTTCTTCGCGCAGTTCGACGACTCCGAGGAAATCGCGGAAATTGACGACCAGATAAAGGAAAACGAGGCGCAGATTGCGGCCTTGCAGAAGGAACTCGACGAAATGGGGGTGAAATAATGGCTCTTTCCGACTACATCACCGAAAAGACGGAAGAAAATGTCGCGATTCCGTTCGCCTCCCCCGCCATGGCGAACCAGTCCGCGAACGCGCTCACGATGGCCGACATACAGATGGCGACCGCCGAGAAGATGGCGCAGAACCGCACCCGCGCCGAGGAACTGAAGAAGAAAATCGCGAACCTAGAGGCGCAGAACGACGAGCTCCGCGCCCGCCGCGACAAAATCAAGGCGAATTCCCTCTCCGACATGGACGAGGACAAGGTCGTCGCGATGGCGAAGGCGAAGGGCATCAAGAACGACGACATCGAGGCGTGGCTCCGTGGGCGTACAGCGCGCACGAACCGCGAAATCTCCCTCGGACAGAAGGAAGAACTCGGCAAGCAGGCCGAAGCGGAAGCCAAGAAGGCGACCGCCATCGAGAAGGCGAACAAGGAAGCCCGCAAGCAGGCCATCCTGGAAGCCCGCAAGGCCTACGAAACCGCAAACAAACCCGTCGAGCCCGAAGAATACGAGAGCAAGGTTTCCGAGCTCGACTCGCTGGAATTTACGTTCAACAATTTGAAGGACTCCTACGAGGAGGACTACAAGGAAAAGCTGGATTTCACGCTCACACCGCGAAAGGTGCAGGCGACACCACCAGCCGGTGCGCCGAAATCAAAAATCCCGCCTATTCCCGCAGACGTTGAACTGACTGAGGACCAGCGGCGCGAATGGAACAAGCCGACGACCACGAAGGACCAGCGCGACAAGATCGTCGCGCAAATCCGCGACAAGGCGAAAGCAGAAGCCGACAAGGCGAAAAAGGAAGAAAAGGCTCGCGAAGAAAAACGCGCAGGAATCAAGAAACAGGCCAAAAACCCGAACTTGAGCAATGAAAGCAAGAGCGACCTAATCACGAAGTACCGCAACACCTTCCCCGAACTCAAGAAACCGACACGCGAATATATTAAAAAAATTCTTTTCGGAGAATAGACCATGGCAGACAAGTTCATCACGCCCGAAGAACAGAAGAAGCTCCTCCAGCTTTGGGAAAACGCCCAGA